TGATTATCTGGGATGGCCCGGGCGGCAGCCGTAAGCGCCGGGAACAAAACAAGGATTATAAAGCCGGCCGCAAGCCCATCCGCGTCAATCGGCAGACCGACCTGACGGATGAGCAGCAGCGCGCCAACATGGCGTGGCAGCAGCTACGCTTGATGGAGTATCTCAACGAACTGCCGGTAATTCAACTGCGTTTTGATGAGGTCGAGGCGGACGATGTGATTGCTTACGCTACTCAGGTCGATCAATTTAAGGGCTGGGAGAAAGTAATTGTCTCTAGTGATAAGGACTTCCTTCAACTGTGCAATGACGAAACGGTTTTGTTCCGTCCTATTCAAAAGAAGGTTCATACCAAGGTGAATATTGTGGAAGATTTTGATATCCATCCGAGAAACTTCGCCATGGCGCGGGCCATGGCGGGGGACCCCTCAGACAATCTTAAAGGCGTCCCGCGGGCTGGCTTAAAAAGTATTTCAAAAAACTTAAAATTTCTTAGAGAAGATAAGGATGCGACATTGCAGGAGATTTTTGATTTCTGTCTTCACAGCGACTCCAAGGCGAAGTTTTTCACGAACGTTTTAGAGTACAGAGATGTAATTATAGAGAACTATAAGTTGATGCAACTGTATGCTCCGGCGTTGTCTTTGCAGTGTCGCGATAAAGTGCATTATGCCCTGGATAATTTTGAATACGATTATAATAAAACTGAGGTTATTCGCATGATGAATCAGGACGGATTTGGAGTATTCAATTGGGACGACCTTCACGCAACCATGAATCGAATTTGTGTTGACAAGGCTTTGAAACAGTGATAGGATAAAGATGTGGTGGCAGAAGCAATGAAATTAAACGGAGGGCCCGTTAACTTCTCTAAGTACGGGAAGTCTTTTCAAGAGAAGCTATGCATGGTGATTCTTGATGACCGAGCATTTGCGGATCAAATCGAAGAGGTGCTNGATGTTAATTTTCTAGAATTAAATTATCTTAAGTTATTTTTAAATAAGATATTTGATTATCGCAAGAAGTATGGGGTGCACCCTTCTCGGGATATCATGAAAACCATTCTTCGTTCTGAACTCGATGACGAAAATGAACTCACTACTAAACAAACACGAGAGTTTTATGTACGCAGTCAAATTGCGGCCCTCACAGACATAGAATATATAAAGGATACATCTTTAGATTTTTGCAAGAAGCAAAATCTTAAATCTGCTATGGTGAAATCTATAGAACTGCTCCAAAGCTCCTCGTTTGACGAGATTTCTCAGGTTATTAATGATTCTTTAAAACTTGGGATGGACAACGACGAGGGGTATGATTACAAAAAGGACTTTGAAGAGCGTTTCAAGCCTCGTTTTCGAAATCCGAGTAGTACGGGGTGGGATTTAATTGATGATATTTGTAAGGGAGGCCTGGGACAAAAAGAGTTGGGAGTGGTAATCGCCCCCACCGGCGCAGGCAAGTCCATGGCCTTGGTTCACTTGGGTACGGAGGCGCTTAAGGCAGGCAAAACTGTGGTTCATTATACCCTTGAACTTCAAGACACTGTGGTGGCTTCTCGTTATGATTCCTGTCTTACTAAAATTCCTCTTGAAAATTTGGGCTCCTTTAAAGAAAAAATTTATGAAGAAGTGCAAGACATCCCGGGAAAACTTATCATTAAGGAATATCCCACCAAGACAGCTTCTACACAAACTGTGCGGAATCATTTAGAAAAACTTAAAATGCGCAATATTTCGATTGGTATGATCATTATTGACTACGGAGATTTATTACGTCCGGTTCGTTATCTAAAAGAGAAAAGGAANGAACTGGAGTCTATTTATGAAGAGCTGCGTGCTATTGCAGCAGAATATGAGGCGCCCGTGTGGACAGCATCCCAGACGAATCGGTCTGGATTAAACGCAGAAGTCATTACCATGGAGTCGATCTCTGAGGCATTTAACAAATGCTTTGTGGCAGATTTTATTTTTACTATTTCGCGGACTATCGAAGACAAAGTAGCTAACACTGGGCGTTTGTTTGTTGCCAAGAATCGTAATGGCCCAGATGGTCTCATCTTCCCTCTCTTTATGGATACGGCCAGTGTTTATCTTAAAGTACTTGAGCCGTCAGCACAAGATGGACTAATTGAGGTGAGCGCCAAAAAGCAAAAAGAAAATTTGGTTGAGAAATATAAGAAATTTAAAAAAAGTAATGGAGGTTGAACATGGTTGACGAGGAGGAAGTCCGGGAGGCAACATTAGAATATTTTAGTGGCGATGAATTAGCCACCAATGTTTTCATGACAAAGTATTGCTTGCGCGATAAGAAGGGGAATTTCATGGAGAGCACCCCCAATGATATGCATCGGCGTTTGGCAAAAGAGTTTGCGCGTATTGAAGCGAAGTTCGAACGCGAGCGCACTGCGCCCATAGCCGGCCAAACATACATTCAGCGCTCAGGGCCCCACCTATCAGAGGATGAAATTTATGACCTTTTTAAAAATTTTAAATACATAGTCCCCCAAGGATCACCCATGATGGGGATAGGAAACACTTATGTGAACGTGTCTTTATCTAACTGTGTTGTGGTTGATAACCCCTCCGATTCTGTATCAAGTATTATGGATGCAGGCAAAGACCTCGCTAATTTATTCAAGCGCCGATGTGGTGTGGGTCTTGATATATCTGGCCTGCGCCCAGAAGGCGCGCCAGTTAATAATTCGGCCCGAACTACTACCGGCGCTTGGAGTTTTGCTGACTTTTACTCATATGTTTGTCGTATGATCGGCCAGAATGGCCGCCGCGGCGCCTTAATGATTTCATTGGATGTGCGCCATCCAGATATCGAGAAGTTTATCAAGATGAAACAAAATCTGACCAAGGTAACAGGGGCAAATATTTCAGTGAAAATAAGTAATAGTTTTATGGAGGCGGTCCAGGCTGATAAATCTTTCACGCTTCAGTTTCCGGTGGATACAGTCGACCCTGAATACAGTGCGGAAGTAGATGCTCGCGAACTGTGGAACACTATTATCGAGTCCGCTACGAAAACCGCCGAACCCGGGCTCCTGATGTGGGATAATATTATTGACAATCTCCCCGCCCATTCCTACCCTGATTTCGAGACCAAGACCACCAACCCCTGCGGGGAAATCCCACTTTCAGCGTATGATTCATGTAGGCTTTTGTCTTTGAATCTAAAAAGTCTCGTGAAAAATTCTTTCGAAAAAAATGCAGAGTTTGACTTCGAGAAACTCAGACAGATGGCGGCCACTGGTATGCGGCTATCTGATGATCTAGTAGAGCTCGAATTAGAAAAGCTGGAAACCATTCGGAGAGTGTCAGATACTCAAGACGAAAAGGAGCTGTGGACAAAGCTTCATACAGCCGCACAGCGCGGCCGCCGAACAGGCCTCGGCACACATGGCTTGGCAGATGCCTTGGCATGCTTGAATACTGCCTATGATAGTCCCGAAGCTCTTATAATTATTGAGAAAATTTATAGAATTTTGCGTGACGCCGCTTATGAAGAAAGCGCCTATCTGGCCCAAGAACGCGGCGCCTTCCCAGCGTTTGATTGGGCCCTGGAGGAAAACAATGATTTTATTCAGAGACTCCCTCCGGAGATAAAGGAATTAATTGCCAAGCATGGACGCCGAAATATATCCATTCTTACCAATGCTCCCACGGGTTCCGTTTCTATTATGTCACAGACTTCGTCGGGCCTCGAGCCAGTTTTTAGAAATTCTTATATTAGACGTCGTAAACTTTCGCATGATGAGCAGGACATCGAAGCCGACCACGTGGATGAACTGGGCGACCGGTGGGCAGAATATGAAGTCTTTCATCACAACGTTCAGGAGTGGCTGGAGTGGCACCCATTTAAGGATCCCGGCGCGCTACCGGCCTTTTTTGTTGCATCTGACAGCATTGATTGGCAACAACGTGTTGCAGTTCAGTCAGTAATACAACAGAATATCGATCATAGTATTAGTTCTACCATTAACCTACCAAAGGGCACCGACTCGGCGCTGGTGGGTGAACTTTACATGGAGGGGTGGCGCCAAGGCCTTAAGGGGCTTACTGTATATGTGGAGGGCTCTCGATCTGGGGTTTTGGTATCGGCGCCATCGTCGGACGAGAAGTTTCCTCAGTACACTGCTCCCAAACGTCCTATCGAGCTTCCCTGTAGTATTCATCATACGACTATTAAGGGAGAGCGCTGGATTATTGTGGTGGGCCTCATGGAGGGGAAGCCTTATGAACTTATGGGCGGCCTCTCGAACTTGATTGAAATTCCTCGTGATAAGGTGGAGGGCATTTTAGTAAAGAATCCACGCAAGACCATGAATTCTATCTATGACCTGAAGGTTGGCAAGAACGGCGACACCATCATTATCAAGGATCTAGTTAAGGTGTTTGATAACCCGAATCATTCGGCCTTTACGCGTATGATTTCGTTGGGACTGCGCCATGGCGCCAATATTCAATTTACCGTAGAGCAACTTCAAAAGGACCGCGACTCGGACATGTTCAGTTTTGCCAAGTGTATAGCGCGAATCTTAAAGAATTACATTCCCGATGGACAGACAGCTACCGAGAAGACTTGTTCAGAGTGTGAAACTGAGGGCCTTGTTTATGTCGAGGGGTGTGTTACCTGTAAGAATTGCGGCTTTGCTAAGTGTGGATAGAAAGGAAAACAAATGAATTTTACACCAGTTAATAACTACCTCTACGTGAGAACGGTAGAGGATACGGACACCGAAGAAAGCGGGATTTTACTCCCGCAGGACTATCGTGCAGCGGAGAGTCCCTTTGCTGTGGTGGAAGTGGTATCACAAGTATATACCAGCGGTCCCGATGCAGCTGAGTCGTCCTGTTGGACGATTGGTACGCAGCTTGTTGTGGAAGCACACATGCTCCGCGACATCCAGCACAACGGCGAGACCTTCACAGTAATCAAAGAAAACCATGTAATCGGTATTTTATCGGATAGTTAGACTATTTATAATACGCGGAGATATCAAGATGACAAAGAAGTATTCCAGCTATAAAGAGCACCAGTTAATCACAGAGAACTGGCGCAAGTTCTTGCGCGAGGATAGAAAAGAATGGCCCGGGTGGGATCCCGAGCTTGACGCTGAGAACGCCGCCGAGGCTGCGGCACATGCCGAGCACGACCGTCTCGCCCCGGCGAGAAATGCTCGGGAGGATGCTGAGATTAAGTTCGCTGGCAGTCCAGAAAACCGCGATGGGTTGCTAGGAATTCAAAGCACGCTGCAGCACTTCATTAACAATGCTCCCGATCAGGTTGAGAGCTATAAAAATGAGCAGGCGGCTGCCATCGAGGAGCTAGAACAGATGAAAGCCGCGGGAGAAGCTGCTTACAACGCTGCGATAGCAGAGTTAGACTCGTAGAAAAACCTATAACTAATCCTTGACCTAACCAATCATCGGTGCTATACTAGCACTATGATGGAACTGCCTCCTCTTAAATATACTCTGGACAACGTTGTGGTGGGCTGGCGAGAGGAAGCTGTTTCCTTCGCGCGCGCACATGGCTATCACTTAATTGTTAATAGCGACCAGCGCCCTTTCTATTATTCTTTTGGTCTTCAAGACGTTAAGAGCAAGTGGTACGAGGGGATTTTTGATCTTGGGATGAGATCATTACTACCAGTACCTTTTGATGTAGAAACAGTTGGTCTTGATGACGGGAAACTCAAGGTTGTCACTACGGGCAACACCAAAGTACTTTTTAATTTTAAAACGCTGCACTTATTTGACTTGGATAACTGTGGAAATGTAGGCGCCGAGGAGATAGTGGAGGACTATTTGGTGCACGATATGTTTGATATCGCTGCTGGATCACGACTTGCCCGAGATATCGTTCTGAGTTTCAAGGATAGTTTTGTAAAGATTGTTGAATTTGTTCCATCAAATCGCATAGATAGGAACACTTCGGGGGACTTTAAAGACATCATTGCTACGAGTGTCATTGGCCACGAGGATATCAAGAGTTTTGATTGTTCCGAGACTGTAGTACGTATATTTTTAGAGCGCAAACTTAAAGAGCATCAAATCAAACAACCCGATGGGAGAAGTCTCAAAATTCAGCACTCGCATCGTCATGCGATAAAGAATAGATTTAGCTTCAATGTGATCGAGGAACTTGACGAAAGAATAGTGCTGCATGGGTAAACTTACAATGCCGGCGATTATTCCGGTTGCGGGGATGGATACCCAGTTTGGGATGGAATGGGATTCTTCGTTGATGCCGGTGGCTCCGAATTATACGGCGCTGGAAGCTACTGTGTATGAGTGCCTGCATGCAGGTTGCACTTCGATTTGGATTGTGGCCAATGACGACGTAGCACCCCTCTTGCGCCACCGGCTGGGGGAATACGCCACGGACATCGACAGCATCCAGCGGGGGACCTTTGTTAAATTTGGACAAACTAAACACATAGAGGTTCCAATTTATTATGTTCCCATTCATCCAAAGCATCGTGATAAGGTCGACAACTATGCCTGGTCTGTCATCTATGGGGCAAATGTTGCCTACTGGATTCATACTAAATTTTCCAGGTGGACTCAACCAGATCGTTATTATATATCGTTTCCCATGGGGATGATGGACCCAAAAGAGGTATTAAAGCACCGCTCTATATTGCGTAAGACTGCGCCGTTTTATTTTTCACATAAGGGAAAGACCGTCAAAGATGGCATCCCTGTAAGTTTTGTTTTAGATGCCGCCGAGTGGCGCCGCGCAAAAAGTACGATTACAACTAACGCGTCTTACTATAAAGTCCCTCCACCCGGCGAGATGCCTTCAGAACCTCTTCCCAAGGAGGACCGCTATGTATCTCTGGCCTATGGCTTAGAAGATGTGTTCGGCGCCGGCCCTGTTGGCACTATTCAGGAAATGAATAATTTTTATGACTTGACATTGTGGGATGGATATGTTAAATTTATATCATCGGATTTGGGCGATAAAACGAAGCGCCCCAATACCAACACTATGTATAGAGGGAGAAACAAGTGAACGAAAAAAAGATTCCTTTTGTAGGGCTGCACGCACACAGCGTAGCAGGTTCTATTTTTGATGCCATCGGATATCCAGACGAACATATGGATTTTTGTTATGAGAACGGGGGCGAAGCACTTGCCCTCACAGACCACGGGAATATGAACGGGTTCTCGCACCAGTTCTTACACTGGCAGAAGATGAAGTCCGAGGGAAAGGAATTTAAGCCTATCTTTGGGGTGGAAGCATACTTCCTCCCATCTATTGATGAATGGCGTGAGGACTATGATCGCATTAAGGAAGACGCAAAGCTGGCGAAGACGTTGGCTAAAGAAGGCGATACTTCTGGTGCCACTGTGGAGGACGAAGACGCCTCAAAGAAGGCAATCAAGTCTGTATTGAACCGCCGTCGCCATTTGATTCTTCTGGCTCAAAACCAAACGGGGTTGAATAATCTGTTTAAGATTGTTTCCGAGTCTTACAAGGAAGAGAACTTCTATAGATACCCACGCGTGGATTATGATATGCTTGACCGTCACTCGGAGGGGGTGATCGCAGCGTCCGCATGCTTGGGTGGTCCCTACGCGGGGAACTACTGGGCCAACCGAGAGGAAGGCCCGGACGCTGTTAGAGAAGCCATGAGGGAAACAACTCGGCGCTTCGTGGACATCTTCGGAGACCGGTGGTATGGAGAACTCCAGTGGAACAATATCCCAGAGCAACACGAACTCAACCAACACATCATCGAAGTGTGTGAGGAATTTGGGGTTACACTTATTTCTACCGCCGATAGTCATTACCCTAATGACGAGGCGTGGAAGGATCGTGAGCTATACAAGCGACTTGGTTGGCTGGGAAAGGGAACCCCCGCTTGGGCTGAGGACAACACAGAACTTCCAGCTGGTGTTGAAGAGATTGGGTATGAGTTGTATCCAAAGAACGGTAATCAGATGTGGGATTCCTATAAGTATTACTCCAAGACATGCGGCGTTGAGTATGATGATCAGCTTGTAATGGATTCGATCACTGAAACACACAATATCGCGTTCAATAGAATCGAAGATTTCACGCCTAATACCGCTGTTAAGCTTCCAGACTTTGTAGTACCAGCCGGTTTCACAGATGCGGAAGCACTAGTCAATTATGCATTGGAAGGACTGCGACAACGCGGCCTTCATGAGAATGAAGTGTACACCACTCGGCTACAGCAAGAACTCGATGTTATCGAGGACCGAGGATTTAGCAAGTATTTCCTGACCATGAAAGCGATCGCTGACAAGGCCAACGACGTTCAGTTGACTGGCCCTGGTCGAGGCTCTGCCGCGGGCTCACTGGCTGCATATGTCTTGGGCATCACACAGATTGACCCCATTAAGTATGGACTCCTCTTTGAGAGGTTCTTGCGCAAAGATGCAACGGACTATCCTGACATTGATTATGATGTAGCAGAGCCGATGGAACTTAAGGAAATGCTGATGGAAGATTGGGGCAAGAACTCAGTCATTCCAATTTCAAATTGGAATACTCTGCAACTGAAGTCTTTGATTAAGGATATTTCAAAGTTCTATGGTGTGGAGTTCGGAGAAGTCAACAAGGTTACTTCGACTATGATTGCCGAGGCAACTCCTGCTGCTAAAATGAAGCACGGAATTAAGGCCGGGGTTTATGCTCCGACTTGGGAAGAGGTTATGGAATTATCCCCCTCCTTGCGCGGGTACCTAGTAAAGTATCCGCACATCAAGACGCATGTTGAGGCACTGGTTGGACAGGTTCGTTCTTGCTCCCGACATGCGGGTGGTGTGTTGATTGCCGACGACTTGAACGAGCACATGCCAATCATTAGTTCGGGGGGAGTGCGGCAGGCCCCATGGGCCGAGGGCCAACACGTTCGGCACCTTGAGCCGCTTGGGTTTATCAAGTTTGATTTGTTGGGACTCTCCACACTCCGGATGATCGAGGGAGCAATCCGGCATATCTTGAAGCGCCATGGAAAGAATCCAGACCCGACCTTCGCGGACGTGAAAGCATTTTATAATGAGCTCCTGCATCCTGACGTGATTGATTTCGAGGATCAGAATGTGTATAGAAACATTTTCCAGAAGGGCAAGTTCGCGGGAATTTTTCAGTTTACAGAGCAGCGAGCACAGGAATTCTGTGCGAACGCAAAGCCGAAGTCCTTGATTGATATCTCTGCCATCACCTCGATCTATCGACCCGGGCCACTATCGGCCAATGTGCACGAGCAATACATTCAAGCTAAGGCAAACGCCCGGGACATCGACTACATCAATGAGCACGTGAAGGACGTAACCAAGGAGACCTACGGGTTCCTTATCTTCCAAGAGCAGATTGCTCTTCTTGCTCATAAGCTCGGGAAGGATATCTCTCTCGATGAGGGGAACATCCTTCGCAAGGTGCTGACCAAGAAGGGAACCGGGAAGGAAGCCAGAGTTAAGAAGGCGCTCCGCACCAAGTTCATCGACGGGTGTGTAGAGAAGGGCATTCGTTACGGCGAAGCCGAGGATATGTGGGAGAGGTTCGAATACTTCTCGGGCTACGGCTTTAACAAGTCACATGCAGTTTCATACTCAGCAATCTCCTTTCAGTGCGCGTGGCTATACAACTACTACCCCGTAGAGTGGATGGCTTCGTTCTTGGACAAGGAACCCGAGAAACGCAAGGAGAAGGCAATCAATATTGCGAAGGCGAATGGCTTTGAGATTGTGGAGGCAGACATTAACACGTCGTCGTTCGTCTGGGAAATCGATCCCACTAATGACAAGAAGCTGGTGCAACCCCTCGCAGGGTTGAAGGGGCTGGGAGACGCAGCCATTGAACAAATTGTGGCGAACCGGCCGTTCAATGATATCGAGGAGTTTTTATTTCATGATGATATTGTATACAGCAAGCTGAACAAGAAGGCCCTCGATGTGCTGGTTCGTTCGGGAGCATTGAATAACCTAATGGACGACAGGTTCGCGGGGCGCAAGCACTTCTGGTCTGCGGTTGCTGTGGATAGAGTCTACAGCAAGAAGAAGTTCTTGGAGAACATTGAAACCTATAAAGATGAGGGGGATTTTACGAACGAGGAAGAGATTGATAACCTCACATCGCTGACCGGTATCTTTCCCATGCACTTAGTTATGACGGACGCCGTGCGCAACAAGTTAGAAACTTATTATGTGCCGCCTATTTCCGACTATGACCCAGAATTGGGTTTGGTGTGGTTTATACCTCGCGAGGTTATTAAAAAGAAGACCAAGAACGGAAAACCATATTGGATTGTGGCCGTAATTGATTCCAATTCAGTGTTGACAAAATTTAGATGTTGGGGTATAGTAGAAGGTAAGGATCGAATTCATCTAAATCGTCCCTACATGGGGAAACTAGACTTTGATCCTGCATGGGGCTTTTCAACGCGCTCCATTAGAAGAAATTTACGATTGTTGGGATAAGAATGATTTTACAATACCATATGTTGAGAGGCAACAATTACCCACCGGCTCGAGCGAACGCTAGCGACGCTGGTCTAGATTTGCGATGGGTGCCTTCAGAAGAGTCCACTCAGCTACTACGAATTGCCCCAGGCCAAAGTGTCCTCATCCCGACGGGGTGTAAATTTGGCATCCCGCATGGCTACATGCTGGAGATCAAGAACAAATCTGGGATTGCTCACAAAAAACAATTACTTGTGGGAGCATGCGTCGTGGACAGCGGATATGATGGAGAAGTCTTTGTAAATTTACATAATGTGGGCGCCAGTGCTCAGTACCTAGAGCCCGGGGATAAAGTGGCTCAGGGTGTAGTGGTACCTGTAATAGCCGTACGGTTTGTTCCATCGAAGTCGGCGAATCTTTATGATGATTACCCTATCACTATTTCAGATAGAGGTACAGGGGCGTTAGGGTCAACCGGTAAATGAAAAAGCTTCGCAGAGTTAACGCGGCCAAACGCAAGAAAGAACGCAAGGAGACTCAGCGGAAACTCGCCGAGCGTACAGCTAGTATGCTCAATCATCCTACGGAGTGTTGTGTGTGCGGCATCGAGTTTGTGCGCAACCGCAGCACAGTAAAGACCTGGCATGTAACTATTCGAGAAGACCGAGTGCGCTTGGCGTGTCCGGAGTGCTGGTGTCTGGTTCAAGAAGCAGCGGATCTTCCACCCGGAGACGATTCCGCGACCCTCAAAGAAAAGGAAAGCAAAAATTATAAATGAACATTAAAGAAGGATTGGCGTACGATGATGTACTGCTTGTGCCACAATATTCTGATATCAAGAGTCGCCGTGAAATAGATATAAGCAGTATTTTGCGCGCGCCTTTGGGGGCCTTGTCTTTGAGTATACCGCTCATTGCAAGCCCGATGGATACCGTGTCAGAATCTCAAATGGGGATAGCGATGTGGGAAGCCGGCGCCTTTGCTATTATTCACCGCTACAATACTATAGAAGAGCAGTGCGCGCTGGTGGACCAGGTAGTGGTAGGGGCCAATGGAAATGCCGGCGCGGCTATCGGAACATCCGGCGACTATTTAGATAGAGCAACGGCTCTATATGGTGCAGGCGCTAGAGTTTTATGTGTGGACGTAGCCCACGGTCACCACACATTGGTGAAAGAAACTCTTCAAGACCTTCGGAATGTATTCGGGGATACCGTGCACGTCATGGCAGGAAACGTTGCAACCTTGGAGGGTTACAATGACTTGGTCGATTGGGGAGCCCATAGTGTGCGCTGCAATATTGGCGGCGGTTCTATTTGTTCAACTAGGATTCAGACTGGCCATGGTGTCCCGGGCCTTCAAACAATTATTGATTGTGCTCAATCAGACAGGCGAGCGCCCATCATTGCTGACGGAGGAATACGGAACGCTGGTGATATTGTCAAGGCTTTGGCAGCTGGCGCTCACTTCGTTATGCTTGGGTCTCTGCTTGCAGGTACTGACGAAGCTCCTGGAAATGTAATTAACACACGTCGTGGGAAGTATAAAGCTTACCGTGGGATGGCTAGCAAAGATGCACAAATCGCATGGCGCGGGAAGACTGCTTCGTTAGAGGGCGTTGCCACCACGGTACCCTGCAAGGGGCCCGTGCAAGAGGTGCTAAACGACTTGGCGCGGGGCATTCGCAGCGGCCTCTCCTATTCGGGCGCCCGCACTATTCGTGAATTGCAGCAAAAAGCCAAGTTCATACGTCAGACAACGAGTGGGCAGACAGAAAGCTCTACTCATATCTTACGATGACGACGCCCCACTCTAAGCTCACGTTTTTTTTAGATGCAAAATTGCATGAAAACTTAAAAATACGCTTGTATTACGATCAAATCAAAACCCAGAGTGAGTTTTTTAGATATTGTGTAGAATCTTATCTTGAACAGAACCCCCTCTTTGTAGAATTTTTAGATGATTATAAAATAAACAAAAAAATACAATCCAAAGCGCGCGTAAACAAGTCACGTGCTCTGCGCTCGCGAGGGGCCGACTTGTTAGAGGAGCTTGGCGTTACCGAAAAAGACCTAGAGAACATATTTGATATATTAGAAGAGGAGTTACCAGAGCTATGAGAGAATGCATGAAAGAATGCTGGCTTGCGAAAGCACCGTGCCAGAATACGGAGTGTCGATTACATATGGAATTTGAGGAAGATTTGAATTGCACCTTAATTGCTGTAAAAAAACATGGGCCGATGACTTTGGAGCAAGTTGGACGCCGCCATCATATTAGTATTGTACGAGCCAAACAAATTGTAGATGCGGCTTTAGTAAAATTAAAAAAGACATTGAAGCGTCAAAATACTATTTAAAAGTAGCATATTTCGCGATATTGTTAGGAGATGAAACGATTATGTCTAAGAAATCACTTTTAAACGAATCTCAAGTTCGACATTTTATGAAGTTGGCGAAACTTGAGCCGCTAGCCCCCGGTTTTGTAAACGGGCTTAAAGAAACTCATGGCCGCGGCGTCCTTGACCAGAATTATGAAGGTCGCGTAAAGGTAGCCGAGGCAGAGGCGCCCCCTGGCGAAGAATTAGAATTTGCAACAGATGACCTTGAGGGCGGATCCCCCGAGGAAGACCTCGAGGCCGCGGTTGATATTGAAAAGGCCGAAGACGAAGAAGGCGCCCTCGCCGCCGAGCCGGAAGGCGAATTACTCTCGAAGAGCGAGATTTTGTCGGTCTTTGAAAAGGCCTTGGAAGAGTTGTTTCCCGAGGAAGAGGTTGAAGTTGTCGGCGACGAAGAAGATGTTGAAGACGTTGAAGCCGGAGAGGAGTTTGATCCCGAGGGACCTGACGTTGTCGCTGACATCGAGGTTGCAGATGAGGAAGAGCTCCAAGAAGGCGACGAAGAGGAACTCCAAGAGGGCGACGACGAGGAAATTGAGGAAGGAAAATCCGACGACGCCACCGATGATATCGTGGAACAGATCACCAAGCGTGTGGCTGCACGAATTCTGAAGAGCGCCCTGGCGAAGAAGTAAAATAACGCTTGACTTTCAAGCACTCCTAACATATACTAAAGGCTGTGGGCAACCCCACAGCCTTTTTAGTTTGGAGACAGTATGTATGAAGTAACGATGCAAGAGCTGATGGTGTTTGTGGTGCTGGGTTTCTGCAGCGGCATATTTGCGAGTATTTGGTTGGCACGTTTATTCGAAGTAATCCACACTTGGCGCATTGTGCAGGAAACGCTTGTTTATTTATTGATGATGTGCCACAAGATCGTGGAGGACGTAGCCTTTCTCACAGAGGTCAAGAGGATGCACATGGAAAAAGCTGACTTTAGCGACGAGCAAATTCGGGAGTTTAAGGAAGTGGACGAGCGCACCTTGACAAACTGGAAAGACTCAGTTATACTATCTATAGTGAAAAGAGCACCCCCTCATTTTCGGTCCCTGTTTCCTTTCCGTAACTGGCACGACGCAATGAAGTTTATGAACGACCGTTTAAAGAGCGATTAGGGTTATGAAAGGACTGTATGAAGAATAACGAAGATGATATTGAACCTTCTGTCGAGGAACTGATAGAGGAGGGGGAAGTTTTTGAAGCCGAGGAGGAGCCACTTATAGGGCTCATTGGAGAGATCACCGAAGAGGCAACTCAGCAAGTGGCTTTAATGTTGTTGGCCCTTAATGGGGGAAAGGTACTGGTGAAGGACATCCCTGACGAGAGGCCCGATGACTTAGAATTCTTTATTTCATCGGCCGGCGGATCAGTCAGTGAGATGTTCACTATCTATGATCTTATGGTGTTGGTTAAAAAGTACCGAGATATAGCAACCTTCGGCTATGGCAAAATAGCCTCAGCGGCGGTCCCTCTTTTAGCCGGAGGCACTCCCGGAAAGCGCCACATGGCCAAACATGCACGCTTAATGCTGCATCACTGCTCCAGCAATGTGAGCGGCCCTTCACCGAATGTGCGAACTAATTTTAATGAGCTCAAAAAGGTGGAAGATATGATGGTCCAACTCCTCGCGGAAAACTCGAATCTTTCGGCCGGGGAGATCTTCAACATTTTTTCACAGAACACAGATGAATATTTCTCTGCCGAGGAAGCACTCGAAATGGGTCTTGTTGATAAAATCATCTAATTAGTATTAGTCTAGAGGATCGAGTATGAATATTGATGCATTAGTAGAGAGTTATTATAAGCGCGCAGACGAAGATAAGTTTGTTAATGAAGTGTTGAGATTCTTATTGGCGGAAGCCGATGTGAGTGTCCCGGCTAAGGCTAACTTTGAATGGTCAATGATCCCGGACATTCCTATCTCTGAGATTGGGTGGTCGGATGTAAGCACCAGCGAGGAGGGGGAGAAGATCCTTGGGCCACAGCGCGCTCTCCTTGAGCAGTACCTTGATAACATTGGGGTTGAGGGGGGCTCCTTCGCGGCCCAAATCGCATCTCTTGAAAGCTTCTATGAAAATGGAGCTGCGCAAATTAAAGAGGAGTCTGGCGATGACCGGGTTCAGCTTATTCGTAAATTGATATCTTATCTGGTGTTCTACAAAACACTAACCAAGGTGGTCACTAATTTCAATGCGGCATCTGCGGGCTTTACATTTGAATCGTTTCTGGCTACACTGATGAAAGGAACACAGATCCCCACCAACTCAAATACAATTGCTGACTTTACAACTGGCGAAAACATTCCTATCTCTTTGAAACTGTACGCTGAAAAGACCCTTCACGTTGAGGGTAGTTTTACGGATCTAGTCAACGATTTAGTAGAGCCCAAGTATAACCATCCTGACGGGAACGCCATGCGATACGTCTTGTGTACCAAGCGTATTACTGGAGAAGGGCTGAAACAAAAGGGAACCATTGGTTTCTATCAGTTTGATTTTACGTTAGATAACGTGTTTGCTGTTTTAGCCAAGTCCATGGCAAAGTCTCAGAAGTGCTTATACCTGCCTATGGAGTTTGTGGAGTCAGTTCGAGCGGGGGATCCCGTGGATTATAGCGCAGGATTGCCGGCACAGGAGAACTTGCCGTCGCCGGAAGAACTAGAGGGCGAATTTCGTCAAAACGCATTAGACCTTTTTAAGCAGTTGCCCCCAGGCTCTATAATCGTTCCTACTCAGGAAGAATTTGATGAGATGCTACAAACAATTGATTACGCAAAGAGCGACGCGTATTTTCTTGAGGTCCCCCGCGGCGATGTAAAACAGGTAGTTCGGGGTATCTCCAAGATGAGCCTGCCGACGCTGGCTAGGATGGTGTTGGCTATCTATGCCGAAGGTCACCCAAAGCTCAATCAAAAGCACGTTAAGTTTATAAGTAGCGATATATTAGCTGCAGCTAACGAGATGATCGTGGGGCGCCTTAAAGCCTCTGAACTCAAGAAAGCGCGCAAAGCCGCGTTGGACGCTACCGAGTGGATGACAGATATGCCGGAGCTTGTGGAGTTTTACGGCGACTTGGACGAAGCTGACAAGGCCGTGGCTCTTAAGAACACGCTGGGCTATATGGATACGTTTCAGTTTGCACTTAATCGTAAGCAATCCACCACAGAGGCACCTCCCATTAATACTCAAAAGTTTGGTGTGCTGAGTATTGGTGGCGAGAACGTAGAGAAGATGCTTAAGCAAGTATCCGGTATCCTTAACGACGAGATTTTTACAGTCTTTAGCGCTTTGAAAGAGTTGTCGGATAACCTGAATGGTTTCTTTGCCGGCGGCTTGGCGGACGATGGCAAAGCAAAGGTAGCCATGGAGAAGGCGCAGGAGATTGAGACTAAGACGGCCCAGGCCCGGGGCCAAGACTCTGCATCGGGAGGGGGCGACCCTCGTTTGAAGGGTGTATCCACCTCGATGGGCGGTGGCGTTTCTAAAACTCGTTTTGAAGAATAAAATAGTTTGACATTATAAATACGTGTGTTATAATAATAGTAGAAAAGAGAGGTAACATTTGCCTAAGTGTAAATTTGAGTCGCGCAGTCAGCTAAATGCCAGAGTCTTAAAGGGAGTTAACACGCTAGCGGACAACGTGGCGGCAACTCTTGGCCCCAAGGGGCGTAATGTTATATTACAAGAGAAAGATAAACAGCCTTTTATCACCAAAGATGGGGTGACGGTTTCGGCATTTGTTCATCTGGATGACCCGTTTGAAAATGCGGCGGCCCAAATTTTGAAAGAAGCTACCTCCCAAACAAATACAATGGCTGGCGACGGCACCACCACGGCGACGGTGCTCGCCCGGGAAATTCTGGTTGCGGCCCAACGTTATATCACGGCCGGCGCGTCCCCTACCGAACTTAAGCGCGGCTTAGACGTGGGCGTAGGTGCTGTGGTAAATCATCTTAAGTCCAGGGCCACTCATATTGAGACGTTAGACGACGTGGAAAACATTGCGTCTATTTCTGCTAATAACGATAAGTCGATCGGCAGTTTGGTGGCGACGGCTGTGGATAAAGCCGGAAAAGACGGTTCTATTACGATTGAGGAGTCAAAAACAGTTGAGACGTCCCTAGATTTGATAGAGGGCTTCCGCCTGGAGTCGGGCTATGCCGCTTCGGCTTTTGTTACGGACGAACGCCGAGGCGCAGTAGTATATGACTCCCCGTTGCTCTTGATAACCGATAATCGTATCGATACGGTGGACCAGATCTTGCCCGCTTTGGAAGTGGTGTCTAGGGATGGCCGCCCTCTCGTACTTGTGGCAGAAGAAATAGAAGGGCAAGCCCTGGCAGCGCTTATCATGAATACGGTGCGGGGAACTATGAAAATTGTGGCCGTGAAAGCTCCCTTTTACGGCGACCGCCGCAGAGCGGTCCTAACAGATCTAGCTTTGTCGACAGGGGCAGAATTCATAGGAAATGCCTCAGCAGTGGGGCTGCGGGATATTAAGCTGGCACATTTTGGCCAGTGCCGGTCGGTGGACATTACCAAGGGGCTTACCACTGTTATCGGCGGCAAAGGAAACTTTAAGGAGATCGACAGAAAGATTGAGTTACTTAAGAAGGAATTACAAGCAACAGATGATTTACGCGAGTGCGAACAAGTGCAGGAACGGATTACTAAACTGGCTTCGGGGGTTGCCGTAATTAAAGTAGGCGCGCCAACTGAAGTAGAAATGACGGAGAAGAAGCATCGTATTGAAGATGCGCTGGAAGCAGTGAAGTCGGCACAACAGGAAGGCATTATATGCGGAGGAGGAGTGGCTCTTCTCGAAGCAGCAGGAGAACTCCAGGGGCTAGAGCTAGAAAATGAGGATCAGCAACTAGGAATAGAAATCTTAAAGAGTGCTTTGCGGGCCCCTCTGCGCCAAATGGCGATCAATTGTGGGCTGAGCGCTGATCTTGTGGAAGCCGAAATCACGAAGGCGCCCAAAAATTGCGGTTACAATTTTCGAGACTTTTCGCTTGTTAATCTGCTTGAAGTGGGTATTATCGACCCTGTAAAAGTTACGCGAATCGCTTTACAAAATGCGGCATCGGCAGCTGGTACTTTAATTACAACTTCCCATGCCATTGTTGAAGTATAGCTCTATTTACTGCAACCGGAGGAAAGAGAGTGCCAGCTGACGAAGATACCCAACATCTTACTGTAATAATGACCGAGATAGCAACTAAAATGCAGGTCCTGCTGGATAAGCAAGACGAATTGGCTGAGAATATCGCTAAAATTAAAGAAGCAGTTTATAATCCAGACAAGGGCCTTTATGCACGCCTCAGCCGACTAGACGCCCGGCTCGACAACCTGGAGTCGTGGAAAAACAACAACAACAGAATTTTGTGGGTAATTGGATCGTTGCTTATTGGTCTGGTGCTATCAGCAGCCTGGGAAGCAATATTTTAAATGAAAGGAAACAATATGAGAGTTAAATTATTTTATACCGTCGACGAAGAAGAGATATTGGAAGCGACGGCGGATATACTGGGGTTGGCGCGGAAAGATGTACAGCAAATCATCGATCTTTTTAATGCGGCGCAAGAAGAGTTGCGTGTTGAGGATGCGTCACCGGGCCAAGTCGTGAATATAAATAAAGTATTAGAGATGCTAGGAGAATTGCGACTCGCGTTGCTTAACGTTGACACCCGCGCCAGCGAAGTAGAGGGGATGATCCTCGGATATGAGGATCACAAAAGAAATCCAGACGCCCCTGATATAGAAGCCGGTCCGGAGGAGTCGGCTTAGTGCTCCCCTATCAAATCGGGGACCTAGTTCATATTCCTCAAGCGGTGAAACTGCTGTGGTATGAGAAGGATAGCCAAACTCACGATCGTCAACTCCCCATCCCCCTCGCTGTGGAAGAGACTCAAGCTCCTCAACTGGGCATTGTAACAGAATTGGCCCCTTCTGCGGGATATGTCAATGTCTATTCCCAGGGAAAGACGTGGACAGTCAAAAACGATAATATCTATGTGGTGAAAGGAAGTACGTAGGTGATTAGATTTATAGAAGTAGTGAGTCCCACTGGTTTTCATTCGCAGATGGAACGTAGCGGAGACCCGAATTTTACGCTAGCTGAAGTTTGGATTAATGAGGATTATGTGGTGAGTATCCGCGAGGCCACAGCGTATAAATCTTTGTTAAAAGAGGGGCGCCTACCTTCCGACTTGGAGGGCCCCCATTCATTTACCAGGGTCACCACCCACAATGGACACGTCAGCGAAACTTATGTTGTGGTGGGATCGCCTGCGGTGGTGGCGGGACGCCTCAGCCACGATAAAAAAACTTTGTTAAAAGGATAAACCGATGGACGGAATTAGAACACCATTTACTGGTGAAAAACCATGGGGGATCGAAGAAGTATGGGCCTCTAGTCACGCTTATGTGGGGAAGTTTTTATATATTAAAGGCGGACACCGCTTGTCGCGGAAGTATCATCGCAGAAAGAATCACACCATTAAGGTTGTGGAAGGTACCCTCACCCTAGAGGTAGGCCCGCACAAGGAGGGGGGACAGATTGAGATTCATACCCTAGACGCGGGAGAAGCCTACCACTTGGCGCCTCAAACCATCCATCGCTTTTGTGCCGAGGGGGGAGCGGTTACGCTTGTTGAAGTGTCTTCCCAAGGTTCGGATGATTCGGNGCGCCTCGAAGATGATTATCGACGCATCACGGATATCCCCGAACTCGGCCCTCAGAGTGAAAAATAATTTACAGTTACGACTTGACAACCAACTCCAGGGTGTTATAATATAGACCATAAGCGGTACAGCTTATACTACCAAGGAGATTTAGATATATGTACCCCGTTTTAA